GGCGGCGGCCGGGGAGGCGGGGGCGGCGGCTCCTCCATCGGCCTCGGGCAGATTACCGGCCCCATCAGAGTTGACTTCGACCCCTACGAGCCGGGCACCAGCTGGAACAACTACATGGGCTGGCGTCGGCAGAACCCGGAGGGCTACCGGCAGGTTCTGATCAGCTACCTCAACGACGAGCTGGGCAAGCTGGGCTTGAGCTGGTCGAACGAGCTCCTGTGGGCGGCGACGGCCTACCGGCAGGTGCTGGGTCGCTTCCTCGGGGGTGACAACAGCATCATCAATGCGGTGACTGACTCCAGTCGCAGTTACGCGCAGGGGGTTGCCCAGGTCATCAAGAACGCCCAGAAGAAGGGTCATCTGCCCGGCTTCGCCAATGGTGGCTCCTTCATGGTGGGCGGCGTCGGCGGCACCGACAGCCAGCTGGTGCAGTTCATGGCCTCGCCCAACGAGCGTGTGACCATCGAGACGCCGCGCCAGCAGCGCGAGCGCGAGCGGGAGGGCGGCGGCCGGGGTGACACCAATATCCAGATCCAGATGACGGTGGTAACCAAGGACGCCGAGAGCTTCCGGCGCTCGCAGTCGCAGCTGGCCACTGAGCTCCAGAGCCGTCTGATGGCCGTCCAATACCGTATGGGTGTGTGATGTTTGACGATGTGCGACTGCCCGAGGATATCGAGCAGGGGGCCCGAGGAGGACCCGGCTTTAAGACGACTGTCATCCAGTTGTCCTCGGGCTTTGAGCAGCGCAACGTTGACTGGGCCCGCACGCGCGGTCGCTGGGACATCTCCTACGGGGTGGAGACCAAGGAAGACTACAACGACGTTCTTGAATTCTTCTACGCGCGACAAGGTCGCGCGCGAGGTTTCCGCTTCAAGGATTGGTCAGACTTCCAGGCCGTTGGACAGCTGCTCGGGACGGGGGACGGCGTCCAGACGGACTTCGCTCTGCGCAAGCGCTACACGAGCCTGGTGACCTACGACCGGCGCATCACGCGGCCCGTAGCCAATACGCTCCAGGTGTACGTCAATGGCGTGGTAGTGCCGCCGGCCGACTACACTCTTCTGCCGCTTGGAATTGTGCGCTTTCAGCCGTCCGCGATCCCGCCGGCCGGGCAGGATGTGACTGCTGACTTTGAGTTTGACGTTCCAGTTCGCTTCGATGTGGACACGCTTCCCATCGAGGTGATCTGGGAGCAGGTCGGCTCCATCCCGGAGATCGCCGTGGTAGAGGTGCGCGAATGAAGAACGCCTCTCCCGGCTTCAAGGCGGCAATCGACCAGGAGGTCACTTATCTCTGCGGCTTGGTTGAGCTCAGCCGGCGGGACGGCTACGTGTACAGATTCACTGACCACGATGAGGATGTAGTCATCGGGGGCAACACCTACGTTGCCACGCGCGGCTTCACGCGCTCAGCGATCATGAATAGTCTCTCCGCTGGCTTGTCGACGGTCACTCTTGAGATCCTGCTCGCGGACCTCGCCCAGGAGGGGCTGACCGAGGAACAGCTGCGCGCCGGCCAGTTTGATGACTCTTTGGTGACCATCTACACCGCCGACTGGCGCACCCCAGCCAACGGTCTGGTCACCGAGTTCAACGGTCGCATCTTCGACATCCAGATCACGGACAAGGGTTACTGCCGGTTTGAGCTCGACGGCCTCTTCAGCGATGACTCCCAGATCTTCATTGAGACCTACAGCCCTGCCTGCAGGGCGGACCTCGGGGACAGTCGCTGCAAAGTCGATATTGAGGCGCTGGCGCTGAACGTGATCGTGACCGGAGTGCCTGATGCGGGCCTCACGTTCACGGCCGACGAGCTCACGGAGGAGGACAATTATTGGCAGCTTGGGGTGTGCGTCTGGACGAGCGGCGCCAACGTGGGCCAACCCTTGGAGATCAGGACCTCCAGTCAGGCCGACAAGTCGGTGACCCTGTTCCTGCCCACCAGCTCAGCTATCCAGGTGGGCGACACGGCCCGGCTCTATCCCGGGTGCGACAAGCAACCCGACACCTGCAAGAACCGCTACAACAACTGGCTCAACTTCCGGGGTGAGCCGTTCATCCCGGACACGTCAGCGTCCGGCGGCGGCGCGGCCACACCCACCCTCCCCGAGACTACCACGCCACCCGGCGCGGGGTCCGGGGGCTCGATGTATTACTCCGGCTGAGGTGTGCTGTGTACTTCCCAATTACGGCCAACACCTACATCAATGCCGCGAACCAGCAGCGCAAGGCGCGCGGCGGCACGGCCGATCCGTTCGAGATCAGGGGCGCCGCTGCGTCCCCATACGGCAAGCCCATCGTGGCGGGCTACGGCCGGCGGCGCGTCACCGGCGTGCCGATCTGGACGAGCGCCGTGCGGTTCATGCCGCGCGCCGACAAGACCGTGGCCGTGGTGGACCTCGCCGTCGCCTTCGGCCGCCCCACGGCCGGTTTCCGCGCCCAGGTTCTGAAGCTTTGGGTCAACGGCTCCCTCGTCCTCGACCGCACGTCGATCAGCAGCCCCACGTACCTGCGCGGGGTGAGCTTCCGTGTGTACAATGGGTCCGAGACCCAGCTGCCTGACCGCACCATCGAGAAGGCCGAGGGCGAGGGCAACGCGCCGGCCTTCCGGGGCCTCATCTACGTGGTATTCAACAACTTCCCCCTGTCGGACTACGGCAATGGCGCGATCCCTGAGATCAGGGCCGAGATCACGGATGTCGGCGAGCAGGTGGACTACTACAAGTTGTTCGACAACCTCTCGACGCTGACCACGGAGGCCGAGCCCTGGCACCTCTGGGACGGGTCGCGCAACCTGCTGTATGCGACACACTCTATCTTCACCATCGGCAACGATCCGAACATTCTGCGCTGCTGGGACCTGACCACGGGCAAGGAGCTGTTTCAGAAGACTATAATCCATCAGCAAAACCCGCGCGCTTATGGATGGATGGGCGTCCATGATCAGTCGGTGCCTTCCACCGGTCAGGACATCTTCTTCGCGTTCGACCAGGGCTGCGCCATCGACTACCAGGGGCGCATCTGGACGCCGCCCTCGACCGGCCACAGCCAGCAGCCCGTGTATTGCATCGATCCGAACGAGGGCCGCGTCATCGCCCAGACGCCGCCCATCGCTATGCCGGGCCAGATCGGCTTCAGCCACATGCCTGACTTGAGGATCGGCTATCTGGCGGCGGCCGGCGGTGGTGAAGTCATCTACGACAACGCCCAGGTTCGTTCGTATGACCTGATGCTGTGCGCGGGCAAGATCTTCAACCGGATCAGTCTGTTCGCGATCAACCGCAACAACTACAATGGCAACAAGGGGGCAGGTCTGTACAATATGCGCCCCGCTGGCCCAGGCGAGTTCAGCGTGGTGGGTCTACCAGACTGGCTGGAAGTTCCTCTCGGCGTGCGCGTCGTCGGCATCATTGGCACCGAGAAAGTTGATGTGCCGATGAACCCGTACACCACGATGTTCCACCTGGTCTGTCTGGATGGCACGATCCGACGCCTCATCGTCATGTATAAGTGGGCTTGGTACTACATCATGGGTGGTCCCTTTGAGGTGGCGCCGGGCGTCTCTATCGGCAAGATAACCGGCTACAGCCCGCCGACTATGGGCGTGAGCACCACGCTGGAGCCCGGGGCCCGGCCGCTCTACGCGGTAAAGGACCCTGTGGACTTCAACTTCTGCGTCCTGTACGAACTGGTGGGCACGCCCAGCACGCTGCGGCCGGCCTCCAACATGACGAAGGTGGTGAAGATCGAACGCAAGGACGCCGGCTTCGACGCCAGTATCCAGGACGACATTCTCTGGACTGCTGAGGTGCCGCCGCCGGCCGGCTCCCTTCTGGGCAACCAGACAGACCCCTTCATGCCTGGGGACAACTCCGCAGACACCAACTTCCAGGTGTTCATGTATGAATGCCATCCGTCGCTGGGCGGCGACGCTGTCGTGGTCGATATGATCTCCGGCGGCTACCAGATCATTGACTCCATCAGCGCCAGGCCACTGGACAACCCGAGCGGTGAGGCCCAGCCTATCAACGTCTCGTACCGACACTATGAGCCGGCGACGAACTCGTTTGTGCGCACTCCCCTGGCCTACTCCGGGGACACGAACGCGCCCGGCCGCGTCTACGTTGACCGCGCGAGCGACCAGCAGGTCAACCTGTCCGATTTCATCCGCTGGGCTGCCCTGGAGGCCGGTTACAAAAACAACCAGATCACGATCAGCGGCATCGATGACAAGATCACCGGCGCGCTGCTCACCCAGCGCACCTCGTTCAAGCAGCTGATGACGGACCTGTCACAGGTCTTCGGCTTCGACGTGGTGGAGAGCGAGGGACGCATCAAGATCACCCGGGCAGGCACCAACGAGAACGTGTCCGTGGTCGCCAACCTCACGCTCGACGATCTGGCCCCGCTGGAGGACGGCGAGAACCCGCTGGCCAACGTCGAGACGCACATCACGCCAGCCGGGCGCCTTCCCAACACGCTTGAGCTCGGCTACCTGGACCAGGACATTGACTTTGAGTACGCGACGCAGAATGCGCGGCGCACTCAGTTCCCCGTTGTCACGGCGCAGACGACGATTGTCCAGAACGTCTCAGTGCCCATCGTAATGACGGCCAGTGAGGCGCTCAACCGGGCCCTGCGGGCGCTCTACCGCATGTGGCACGCGAAGGATCGGCATCAGTTCCGCCTGCCTTGGCGCCACATGCTGCTGGAGCCATCGGACGTCATCTCTCTGGACGTGGGCTCCGGCGCCTACGTGGTGAAGATCACTGACGTGACGTTCAACGGCGATCTGAGCCTCACCGTTGTTGCCGAGAACTTCCTGACGCGGGACGGCACGTCGCTCGTTGTGGCGCCGCCGAAGATGCCGCCGAACGTGGTGCCCGGCTCCAGCTTCAGCATCGCCGTCGTTGTCGACGTGCCACGGCTGCAGTACTTTCCGACGCCGCACGAGGACGGACAGCCCTCCTTTGGTGTGGCGGTCGTCCACTTCGGCCAGCCGGGCTGGAAAAACGCCACGCTCAAGCGGTCGATGGACAACTACACCTACACAGCCATCGACTACCGCGACCAGCTGCCGATCTTCGGGACCTGCCTCACGCCGCTCGGCGCGCCGCTTGGATCGATCTTTGAGACTGACTACGACAACGTGATCAGGTTCCGGCTCCTCCACGGCGAGGCGTCCGACTTCCAGAACACGACATACCTGGATATGCTCAACGGTACCAACCGCGTGCTGGTCGGCAACCGGGGCCGCTGGGAGTGCGTGGGCTTCATGGAAGTCACGGACGAGGGCAACGGGGTGATTGCCCTCTCGGGCCTCATCCGTGGGCGTGACGGCACCGATCCGAACGTGGGCAACCACCAGGCCGGCGACTACGTGTTCCTGATCAACGAGCTCACGGACCTGCCGCTGACGGGCCAGCAGTTCGACGCGGGCCAGCTGGGCCAGCTCGTCCAGTACCGGGCGCAGGGGCTCGGCGTCCGGTTGTCCGATGCCCAGGTCACATCTCACTTCATCAACGCTGTGGCCCAGCAGCCCTATGCTGTGGCGAACCCTCGCGTGGTCAACGATGGCGGGGACCTCGACATCACCTGGCAGCGGCGCGACCGCGAGTTCAGCGAGATGCACGACGGCGACGGCGACACGCCTCTGTCCGAGGTTGAGGAGCTGTACTCAATCGACATCTTCGCGGCGCCGGACGATGTCTTGCCGGTGAGGACTGTTGACGGCCTGACCAGTCCAGAGTACACTTACACGGCGGCGGACCAGGTGGCCGACGGCTTCGTCTCCCCGCCGACCCAGCTCACCTTCGCGGTGTACCAGGTTGGCACCTACTTTGGTCGAGGAATGGGAAACAGGGTGACCCTTTATGTCGAACAACCTTAATCGACCCACTCTGACCCAGAACCAGAACGCCAAGGAGGTCACTGTCAACGACAGTGACGGCATCCTCGACGCTGCGATCACGGAGACCTTGTCGGTGAGCGTGGCGAGCGGCAACGTGGCGCTCACGCAGCAGCAGTGGACCCGAAATGTCCGCTTCCGGATCACGGACGCGACGGTCGCCGGGCGCACCGTGACGCTGTTCCAGTCCAAGCGCTTCGCGATCATTACTGCGGACAGCGCCAACACAGAGAATGTCCAGCTTGTTCGCGGCGCCACCACCTACGATCTGGCCCCGGGCGTCGCCGTCCTTGTGATCACGGACGGGACCGCCGACGGCATGGACGTGTACGAGGTCAATTCCGGTGGATCGGGACCCGTCCCCGTCCCATACGACGTAGGCACGTCGATCAGCGGCCAGCCAGAAGACAATGAGCTGGTGTTGAGGTACGTGTTTGTGAGGACGGTGACCCTCCCAAGCGGACTGGCTGGCTCCCACGCCAGCGCGGGGGTGGGCTCGACGGGCAACGTGTCGTTCAGTCTGAGCAAGAACGGGGCCGCCGTGGGATCGATCGACTTCAACGCGAGCGCCGCCGGCACCTTCACGTTCGCCTCAGATCAGACATTCGCGCCGGGCGATGTGCTCACGATCCGGGCCCCCACGCCCCAAGACGCCACCCTTGCCGATGTCTCGATCACGCTGGCGGGGACGCGCTGATGGCTCATCTCTACTGGCGACTGTTTTTCCCCGCGAACTTCCCTGGTTTTTCGCGCACCAGCGTAGCGATCTGCGAGATGCGCTCCACCATCGGCGGCCCCAACGTCGCCACCGGGGGCACCGCGAGTGCGTCCAGCCAGCTGACCGGCTCGACAGGGGCGGAAAACGCATTCGACGGCAACGTCGACACGCGTTGGGAGTCAGACAGCAGCGCCGGGCCTCACTGGCTGATGTACCAGTTCGCGGCACCAGTAGACATTGTAGAATTGGCTCTGAGGCCCTACGGATCCTTATCGCCAGTCTCGCCGCCGGGCAACTTCACTCTCCAGAGCTCAGACGACGGGCTGGTCTGGAACGATGTAGCCAACTTCGAGAACGTCCGGCCGTGGTCGGCCGGCGAGACGCGACTGTACCGGGTTGGGGTTGTACCGCGCTTGTTCACAACGATGGTCGCCGGGGAAGTCCTCCTGCAGGAGAAGCTGCCCGTGCGCGTCACCATGGTGGCCGTCGAGGTGCTGGCCTCGGTCGCCTCGGGCGGCCAGGGGGCGTCGCGTCGGCGCCCCCTCATCATTTCTGGGTGAACTCAATGGCTATTATCCTCGCCGACGGCTTCGACTGTTACAACGACGGGACGGACATGGCCAGCAGTCGCGTCTGGACCACCACCGGCAACATGACCGGCAACTACAGTACGAACCTCGGACGCTACGGCGGCGGCTGCTTCAACCGAACGAGCGGCCAGTCGTCCACTCTGATGGCCACCTGGGCCGCCCTGAACCGGGTGAGCGTGAGCTTCGCTGTCTACCTCATCAGTGTCGGCACCGACTACTGGTTTCAACTGACGCCCGTGTCGGGAAGTTCCCCGGTCAGGTTCTACACTAGCTCAGGGTCTCCCGGTCTGGTCTCGGTGCGCAACGGCAGCACTGAGTTCGCGACCTTCAACATGCCGGTGAACCAGTGGTGCCGCATTGAGATTGAGGCTTACCGCCACGCCTCGATGGGCACACTCAAGATCTGGGTGGACGAGGCTCTGGTGGTCAACTTCACCGGCAATACCGGCACTCAGGACTATGTTGGTATGGAGATCGCCAGATGGATGGCTGGCCGGTTCGACGACATCGCCGTTTGGTCCCACACGGGCGCCGCACCCAACAGCGCACCCCTGGGCGACTTCCGCATCCACACTCTGAGGCCCATCGGCAACGGCAACCAGAACGATGGTACGCCGGTTGGAGCCGCGTCGAATTGGGAGTGTGTGAGTGATCCGCAGGGCGGCGACGACGACGCCACCCGCGTAGAGAGCCAGAACGCGGGGAGCATCGACCTGTTCCAGCTCGCGGACCTTTCCGGCACGCCCAGCGCGATCATCGGCGCCCAGGTATACATCAAGGCCCGCTCTGAGGCCTCAGTCTCCCGCAAGATCCAGGCGCGGGTGCGGTCTGGCTCGACAGAGGTCAGCAACGGCACTGATCTCAGTGTCCCGAACGCGGCTACCTATTCAGGACAAAGCGCATTCTTCCCGGTTGACCCTAACACCGGCGCGTCGTGGACCCCGGCCGGTATCAACGCCATGGAGGCGGGCTGGGAGATCACTGCCTGATTTGTCTCTTGGTCTGACTTCAGCTATCGTCCCGCATCTACCAGTGGAGCGGGACGATGGACTGGAAGGGCACTGGCAACCGTCTGAGCGAGCAGGACTATCGGGCGATTGCGTCTGAGTACGGCCTGGAAGTCGCCCACGTCCGGGCGGTCGTCGAGGTAGAGACCAACGGGAGCGGCTTTGACTCCCGCCGTCGCGTCAAGATATTGTACGAGCCCCACATCATGTGGCGCGAGCTCAAGACGGAAAAGGCCCGCACAGAGGCGGCCCGGCGCGGCGTGGTGGTCTACCAGAAGCAGGGCACTAAGCCCTATCCACGCTCCATGGACGAGCAATATGCGCGCCTGGAGGCGGCGATGGCCGTCAACGAGAGGGCGGCGCTCAACTCCTGCTCTTGGGGGTTGGGCCAGATCATGGGGTTCAACGCCCAGGCGGCCGGCTACAGCTCGGCGGCGGACATGGTCGAGGACTTCAAGACCGGCGAACGCGCCCAGCTGCGCGCGATGATGAGGCTGGCGGCCAGCTGGGGCCTCATCGAGGCCCTGCGCCAGCGGGACTGGGCCCGCTTCGCGCGGCGCTGGAACGGCGCCGGCTACAAAAAGAACCGTTACGATGCAAAGCTGCAGGCCGCCTACGACAAGTGGTCGCGCGCCTCCTCGGGCACCGTCCTCCAGGTTGGGTCGCGCGGCGCCCGCGTCCGGCTCCTGCAGGAGCTGCTGGCGGAGCGGGGCTATACGCCCGGCCGCATCGACGGGGCCTTTGGGTCGCTGACGCGAGCGGCGGTGCTCGCCTGGAAGGCCGACAACGGACGCCCCCTGACGGTTGAAGTGACAGAGGCGGACATGGCGGCGCTGGAGGAGAGCGCCAAGCGCCCACTCCCCGACCGCTCTGATGTACCGGCGAAGGAGATCGAGGAGCGTTCCCCGGCCGCCGCCGACGCAAAGGATGTCATCAAGACGGCGGGGACGGTCGCTGTGGCCGTGTCCGGCACAGAGGTCGCCGACCGGAGCAGCCTGACGGACCAGCTGCGCGATCTGGCCGAGCACTCCCAGACCCTAACGACGGCCGTTGAGACAGTGGAGCACGTGCTGCGGTTCGTGGGCGAGCACTCCATGGTCCTGCTCGCCCTGGCGTTGGGCTACGTGATCTACAAGAACTGGCACGCACGGCGCGAGGAGGTGCGCAGCTACCGCGAGGGCGAGTGGTCATGAGCTGGCTCGCCCTCATCCCGCGACAGGTCTGGATCGGCCTCGGCATCGCCGCCGCTGCGCTATATGCGCAGAAATGGGCCGAGAACAGGGGGTATGTGCGCTGCCAGGGGGAGGTACAGGCCCGGTCGCAGAAGGCAGCAGACGCTGTGCGGGAGCGCATCGAGGCTGCGCTGCGGGAGGCGGAGAGGCGCGCGACTGAGGCTGAGGCTCGCGCGAAGGCGCGCGAGGAGGAGGTCAACAATGTCATCCGCGACGCTGCGACTGTCAAGGTCGGTACTTGTGTGCCTCCCGCTGTGGTTGAGCGCCTGCAGCGCATCCAGAACAATGTTGGTCGATGAGGCTGTCATGCGAACGCCGCCGCCGGCCCACCTTCGATCCTGTCTGATGAGGCTCACCCCGTTGCCGGCTGGGGGCTGGAGCGCCGCCCAGACACAGGAGATTATCGCACGGCTCGTCAAGAGCGAGGCCGACAAGGTGGACTGTGCCATCCAGCTGTACGAGTTCATCGGGGACTTGGGGGTGAAGTGATGGCTGAGCTGCTACAAAGACTGGCGACTGAATACGGGCTGCTGATCGCCCTCCTCATCATCGCCAATATCTGCCAGGCGAGCGCTATCGTGTGGCTTGTCCGCATCTGGCGGACGGACATGACGGACAGTTCCCGGAAGTTCAGCGAGGCGATGCAGTCTGTGGCCGCCTCCAACCGACAGCAGGCCGAGGCCCTGAATCTTCTGGCCAACGGACTGGCGGAGATGAAGGGTGTCATCAGCCAGCTCGGGAGGTGAGCATGACGTCACTCTTTTCCCGGCTGGCCGGCTCCCCAGACGCGCGGCGCTGGAAGGATGAGCAGGCTGAGTCGTTGCGGGAAAGCGCCGTCGAGGTGAGCACCAGCATCGCGAGGATGAGGGCCGAGGTGCTGGACCTGCGCCGTGAGACCCAGACCCTGTCCGCCCAGATCAACGCTCACGATGTGCGCCGCCGGGCCCGTCCGTCTTAGGTTATCTTAGGTCGTCTTAGGATAGCTATGCTGCAAAAGCTCAGCCCGTTCAAGCGAACGGAATGTGGAGGGGTGTAAACCTCACCTTTCGATAAATTCGCTAGGCCCGGCAGAAAGAGGGCTAGAAGGGAGCTTTTATATCTTTCTATACATTTTTAATATAAGGTCTTATAATATATAAAGTCGGCCTTTGAAATCGTTGACGTTTTTCCCGTCTCGGGTTCGCATACCATCCTAAGATCACCTAAGTCCCAGCCTTCCGAAGTTGCCTAGGTGAGCACGGGCCGCGTAGGTTACGGCTGTGGATGGGAGACGCGGATGACTTATAAGCCGAAGACACAACCCATGGCCCACCAGCGCATCAACCACGAGCGCACGGCCCACGCTCTGGAGTGGGCGGCGTTCTGGGAGCAAGGCACGGGCAAGTCTAAGTTCCTTATCGATACCGCCGGCTACCTGTGGACTGAGCAACAGATCCAGGGCATGGTCGTCGTCGCGCCCGGCGGTGTGCACCTCAACTGGCTCACCGACGAGCTGCCGACCCATCTTCCCGACGACATTCCGTTGCGGGCCCTCGCCTATAACGCGAGCGCGGCCGGCACGAAGTGGCACCAGCGGGCCCTGCGGGAACTGATAGAGTGGGACGGCTTCGCGGTCCTCCTCATTACCTACGACGCAGTGATCACTGACCGGGGCAAGAAGGCTCTATGGGACATGCTGCGCACGCGGCGCTGTCTGATGGCCTGTGATGAGTCCCACCGGATCAAGACGCCGAGCGCCCGGCGCACGATGACGCTGATCAACGCGGGGAAGTATGCGCCCTACAAGCGCATCCTGACCGGGACGCCCGTGGCCAACTCACCGTTCGACGTGTACAGTCAGGTGCGGTTCCTTGATCCCGACTACTGGAAGAAGACGCTCGGACTGTCGACGTTCACCGAGTTCAAGTCGTATTTCGGTCGCTTCATCAGGATGACCCGGGGCAACGGCCAGCAGTGGGATGAGTTGATCGGCTATCAGAACCTCGATCAGCTCCGGGACGCCTTGTCCCACATCTCCTCCCGCGTGACCAAGGAGGAGGCGATGGACCTTCCGCCGAAGGTCTACCAGCCCCGGTACTTTGAGCTGTCGCCAAAGCAGGCCGAGATGTACGCCATGCTCAAGTCGCAGCTCCTGGCGTGGCTAGATGAGCCCGGACCCTGCTCCAACTGCGGCGGCAGCGGGAGGCTCAAGTATAACGACGGCAGCGGGGAGATTGACGCCGACTGCCTGACGTGCGAGGGCACCGGCGCGGTCAGGGGAGGCCTGGTGACCGCCCAGCTGGCAATCCAGCGCATGCTTCGGCTCCAGCAGATCACGTGCGGCTACGTGACGCTCGATGGCGAGACGGTGCCGCAGGTGATCCCGGGTCCGAACCCCAGGCTCAACCTCCTGTTGGAGGTCGTCGAGGACACCCCGGGCAAGATCATTATTTGGTGCCGCTTCAAGCGAGACGTTGACCTGATCGTTGACGCGCTGCGGCGTGTTGGGCGCAAGCCGGTGCGCTATGATGGGACGCTGTCCGACGACGAGCTGGTGGAGAGCCGGCGACAGTTCAAGGAGGGCGACGCCACCGACTTCGTGGCAACCCTGGACAAGGGCTCGGAGGGTCTGACGCTGGTGGAGGCGACCACTAGCGTGTACTACTCGAACACATTCAAGCTGATCCAGCGCGAGCAGAGCGAGGATCGGAACCACCGCAAGGGCCAGGACCAGAAGGTGGTCTATATCGATCTGGTCGCCCGGGGCACCATCGACGAGCACATCATCAAGTTGCTGCGTGCGAAAAAGGACGTGGCAAGCCAGGTGACTGGAGACAATATCAGGGAGTGGCTGAAGTGACGGTTTATGCAGTCCAGGAGCCGATGTACAGGGACGAACGCGGCGAGATCGTGAGTCGCTTCGACCATGAGGCGGCATCAGAGTACGGCAGGGTGGTGTTCCTCACGGCCCATCAGGCCAAGCCGCACGACGAGAGCGCGATTTTGGAGATGCGGGAGAAGTTGTCTGGTTTCCGTGAGGGTGACTGGCTCCTGCTGGCTGGCAACCCGTGCCTGATCGCGGCGGCGGCGGCCATCGTGGCCGATCTGACTGATGGCCGCATCCCGGCGCTCCAGTACCACGGTAAGCAGCGCCGGTTCATCCCGGTGACAATGTACGTTTATGATTGACAACGAATCACCAGTTGCCCGGTCGCGGAGCGGGTGCTATTCTAGTCGAGCAGGAAGGGAGTGAAATATGAGCACTGAAGATCTGGAACTGTACGCTGAGGACGCTAAGTTGGGCGGCAAGGAAGCCGACAACATCCTCGCCCGTCTGTCTCTCAAGGCTGATGAATACGTCGAGGCGCTGCGTGAAGTCGAGCAGGCGCGCGCGGCGCTCGACCGCGCCGAACGCCGGGCCCGGATGATCCGGGAGGAGGAGCTGCCGGCGCTCATGGACGAGGCCAAGCAGACCGATGTGCGCACGTCCTCGGGCCTGCGCGTCACGCTCAAGGAGGTCATTCGGGCCTCCATCCCCGAGGCGCGCCGCGCCGAGGCGTTATCGTGGCTTGAGTCGAAGGGCTATGGGTCCGTCATCAAGCATGTCCTCACTGCCGAGTTCGGCCGGGGCGAGGGCGAGCGGGCCGCCCAGGCGGCCCAGGCCCTCATGAGCATCAACGTCATTCCATCCGAGAAGCGATCCGTCCACCCCCAGACGCTCGCCGCTCTGATCCGCGAGTTGCTTGAGCAGGGCAGCGACGTGCCGCTGGAGCTGTTCGGCGTCCACCGCCAGCGCGAGGCTGTGGTCAAGTAGAGTTCCCCGATGGGGACGAGCGCCACCTGCTCTGAGTGGTGGCTGGGCTGCCTGGAGGCAAGTTTGACGGTTGAAGGAACTAGCAATGGCAAAGAATGAACTGACGAAGGTTAACGAGACCGAGAACGAGGTGGCTCTGCTTGAGGAGATGGCGCTTGACGCCGGCCAGGGCTTCGAGGAGCAGTCGGCCGAAGATTATTCCATCCCATTCCTTGACATCCTGCAGGGCAATTCTCCCGAGCTGAACACGCTCGAAGGGGCGCGCCCGGGGATGATCCTCAACAAGGTCACAGGCGATCTGTACGACGGCAAGAAAGGTATTGCGTTCGTGCCCGCGTACACCCGTCACGTGTTTGTGGAGTGGAAGCCGCGTGAGGCCGGCGGCGGCTATGTGGGCGAGCACGCGCTGGACAGCGATCTGGTCAAGCACGTTCGCACGACCCAGCCCATGGGCAAGTACCGGACGCCGGACGGCAACGAGCTCATCGAGACGTTCTATGTCTACGGTGTGCTGGTTCGCGACGATGGGGCGGAGGAGCAGTGCGTCATCGCATTCACCTCCACGAAGATCGGTCCCTATAAGAGTTGGATGACCAAGGCCCGGTCCATCCAGATCGTGCTGCCCGACGGCCGGAGGATCAACCCGGCTCTGTTCGCTCACCGCTATCGCCTCAAGACGGTCTTCATCGAGAAGAACAACTACAAGTGGCACAACTGGCAGATCAGCTTTGACGGCGACAAGGCTGAGGACTGCCGTATCAGCCCGAAGTCCAGCACCTACGCGGTGGCCAAGGCGACGGCTGAGGTGGTTCGCAGCAACAAGGTCAAGGTCAACTACGACCAGAGCCGCGAGGCTGCCAACCCGGGCGAGGGCTCGGGAGTGTCTGAGCTGGTGGGCGAAGACCCGCCGTTCTAGGCCTGAGACGTTGGGGCTGACTCACGACAGCCCCAGCCCGCGCCCCGGTCGGTCCAGTCTGGCGACGCTTGCCGGCCGGGGCGCTTCTTCTCTCCAGAGGAACCCCAATGAGCAAGAACACGCGCGATCAGCGCAAGAGGCCCCGTCGCCTCCCGAATCAGGTCTTGTCGAGGTTTGTCCGCATGGCGGACCCGAAGTTCATAAAGTCGTTTCAGACCCGGGCGCAGCGGCCTGGGACGCCCTACCGCCACATCATCCGTTGCGTCACCATCGACGGCGTGGACTATGAGCTCCATGCCCGGAAGGGTTGGCGGCGCCGCCCCAGGGAAGCGGCTTTGTCGGGAGTTTGATATGGACTGGTCGCCCCAGCAGTCCAACGCCCTCAAGGCTGTGGCGGACTGGTACCGCCACCGCCGACATGAGCAGCAGGTCTTCCGCCTGTTTGGCTACGCCGGCACTGGCAAGACCACCCTGGCCCGCCACCTCGCCGAGGGGGTGGGCGGCCCTGTCCTGTTTGGCGCTTTCACCGGCAAGGCAGCACTCGTTCTGCGACGCAGTGGCTGTCCGAATGCCTCAACGATCCATTCCATGATCTACCATCCACGGGAGCGCGGCCAGGATCGACTGAGGCTCATCGCCGAGCAGCTGGAGCACCTGCGCTCCCAGGGCATCCCCGAGCACGATGCGCGCATCCAGCGTCTACTTCGCGAGGAGCGGGCGGAACAGCAACAGCTGAAGCGTCCCGCGTTCACCCTCAATCTTGAGAGCCAAGTTCGTAATGCAGCACTCGTCGTCATCGACGAATGCTCCATGGTTGACTCTGAGATGGGGCATGACCTACTATCGTTCGGCACACCGATACTCGTGTTGGGCGATCCAGCACAGCTCCCGCCGGTAAGGGGCGGTGGCTTCTTCACGCAGGGCGAGCCAGACGTCATGCTAACAGAGATCCACCGCCAGGCGAGGGACAATCCCATCATTGAACTAGCGACCCGCGTGCGCACCGGCCATCGCCTGCAGCCCGGGCGTTACGGGGACAGTGAGGTGGCCCTCCGGCGAACCAGCCCAGACGAGGCCCTCGCCCACGACCAGATACTGGTGGGGATGAACCGCACACGGAAGTCGATCAACCGCCGCGTGCGCACTCTCCAGGGCCGCGAGGGCGACTGGCCGCTTGCTGGTGAGCGGCTTGTGTGTCTGCGAAACGACCGCGAGCTAGGCCTGCTCAACGGCATGATCTGCGAGGCCGTAGAGGACTACGAGGACAACGGCGATTGCGTCAACCTCGTTGTCCGAGCGGAAGAGGGTGAAACGGTGGCGGTCGCGGCCCACAAGGAATGCTTCTGGGGCGACCCCGAGCGCATCCCCTACTTCGAGCGCCGTCAGGCCCACGAGTTTGACTATGGCTACGCGCTCACCGTCCACAAGTCTCAGGGCTCGCAGTGGGGCTCGGTGATGGTGTTCGACGAGTGGCCCCGACCCGAGACGTGGCAGCGGTGGATGTACACCGCGATCACCCGCGCCCAGGACCGGGTGACGATCATCAGGAGCTAGGATGTCTATCGAGGATGGGCTGAGAGAGGCGTCCCGCCTCCTCGGCCAGTCAACCTACCGCATCCAGTGGATGCTGTCGGCCCGGCGGCTCAGGCGTGAGTCGCTGGAGGAGGCTGCCCGCCGTGCCCAGCAGGCGGCCGATGTCATCCAGGGCATCTTGCGGCGCACCGAGGAGAGGAACAATGCGCAACAGGGTGAGTGACATGGGACCCAAAGTCGAGGCGTGTGAGCAGGTCCACGCAATGAAGTACCGGCAACCGGGCGAGACCTTCCGGGACGCAATGAACCGGGTGGCCGGCGCCCTGCAGGATAGTCCGGAGCACTATCATGCGTTCCGCGACATCCTGCTGGACATGCGGTTCATGCCCGCCGGCCGCATCCAGGCCGCCATGGGCTCGTCCCGCGAGGTGACGCCGTACAACTGCTACGTGTCCGGTACGATCCCGGACAGCTTCACGGCCCGTGACAACCCCGAGCAGTCCTCAATCATGGACCGCGCCTGGGAGGCCGCCCAGACCATGAGGATGGGCGGGGGTATTGGCTACGACTTCAGCACGCTCCGGCCGCGCGGGGCGCTCATCAAGAAGCTGTCCAGTCACTCCTCGGGGCCGCTCAGCTTCATGAGGATCTTCAACGAGATTTGCCTGTGTACCTCGTCGGCCGGCCATCGCCGGGGCGCCCAGATGGGCGTGCTGCGCGTGGACCATCCCGACATCCTGGAGTTCATTACCGCCAAGCATGACAACGTGACGCTGACCGGCTTCAACATCTCCGTGGGCGTCACCGACGAGTTCATGGAGGCCCTGGCCCGCAAGGGCACGTTCAAGCTGCGCTTCGGCGGCGAGGTGTATCGTGAGATCGACGCTGAGGAGCTGTGGGAGCGGTTGATGCAGTCCACTTGGGACTGGGCCGAGCCGGGCGTGCTCTTCATCGACACCATCAACAAGACCAACAACCTCTACTACTGCGAGACCATCGCCGCGACCAATCCCTGCGGCGAGCAGCCCCTGCCGCCCTTCGGCGCCTGCCTGTTGGGCTCGTTCAATCTGGTCAAGTACCTGACCCGGCGCGTCATCCCATTCGGGGGGCCGACGCGCGGCGGATCCATTGGCTACGACTTTGACTTTGACCAGCTGGCCGAGGACATCCCCCACGTCGTGCGGGCCCTCGACAACGTGGTGGACCGGGCCCGCTATCCCCTCCCCCAGCAGGAGCGCGAGGCCAAGTCCAAGCGCCGAATGGGTCTGGGCGTTACGGCTCTGGCCAACTGCGCCGAGGTCATGGGAATGCCCTACGGATCGCCGGCCTTCCTGGCCTTCGAGGAGCGTCTGCTGAGCTTCATCGCCAACCATGCCTACCGCGCGAGCGCCCAGCTCGCCCGCGAGAAGGGAGCGTTTGAGCTCTACGATGAGGAGCGCTACCTGGCCGGCGCCTTTATCAATCGCCTCGATGATGAGACACGGGAGCTCATCCGCCGCCACGGCATCCGCAACTCACACCTGACGTCAATCGCCCCGACAGGCACCATCTCGTTCACGGCTGACAATGTCTCTAGCGGCATCGAACCGATGTTCTCTGAGTGGACGCAGCGCCCGGTGAACACGCCGGACGGCCAGATGATCGTGGACATCCAGGACTACGCCGCCCGGGAGCACGGTGTCGTCGGGAAGGCCTGCGAAGAGGTGACAGCCGAGGAGCATGTGTCGGTGCTCACCACCGCCGCCCGTTGGGTGGACAGCGCGGTGAGCAAGACGATCAACATGGATGGGCGCATGCCGTGGGCCGAGTTCAAGGATATCTACCGCCGCGCCTGGGAGGGGGGCGCGAAGGGCTGCACGACCTTTAACAAGGACGGTCGCCGCTTCGCCCTGCTGACCTCTTCCAACGGTACCAAGGCTCAGTCCACGGAGCCCTCGCAGTGCACCATCGACCCGGAGACGGGGCGCCGGGAGTGCGCCTGATCCTTGTGGGAGAGGCGCCAGTTCCGGCGGGCAGTCCTGACTGCCCGCCGGTCCCTTATTCCCAGGGGAGTGTCGGGGCGCGGGCGTCGCGCGGCGGCTCCGAGGACAGCGAATAAAGTTAATGAGAACAGCGTCCGACGACTAGACGGCTGCTGCACCCGCGCTATACTCGTCGAGTAAAGATGGGAAGGGAGATGGGTCTATGGGGGCCTTCACCACGAGAGAAGAATGGCTGCGAACCGCAGTCACCAAGCTGGAAGTTCATCTGGTCGAGAAGACTGGTTACAGGATGCCCGAGAAGTGGGCGGTGACCTGCGGGTGGCCGCTGGGCTCGCGGAAAGCAATCGGTCAGTGTTTCGATCCGAAGACGAGCCGGGCTGGCGTCACTGAGATGTTCATCTCGCCCGAGCTGGACGACCCGGTGCGCGTGCTGGACGTGCTGCTCCACGAGATGGTACACGCCGCCGTCGGCTGCGAGCACAAGCACGGACGCGTCTTCGCGCGGGCCGCGCGTGCGTGCGGACTAGAGGGGCCGCTGACCGCCACCACAGCCGGGGATGCGCTCCGGGAGGTGCTGGAGCAGATCGCCGCCGATCTGGGAGAGTATCCACATTCGGCAGTAGACAAGCTATTCGAGCCGAAGAAGAATAAGGGTGGGCAGTGGCCGACCTACATCAGCCCGGTTGACCCCACCTACCGCGTCCAGGTCCGCACGTCTGCTCTGGAGGAGCACGGGCCGCCGATCTGCCCCATCTCGGGCGACATGATGGTCCCAAGTCAAGGACGGAACCGATGAGCCGCCAATCTATCTGCGTCACCACCCCCGTTGAGGACTACCGCGAGCAGTTCGGGCTCCTCGTCAAGCGCGAGGACCTGAGCTGCCCGCCGCCGGGGCCGCCGTTCTCCAAGACGCGAGGGGTGTTCGCCCACATCGTCGCGCGACCCGAGCGTGTCATTGGCGTGCTGGACACCTACCATTCCCAGGGCGGTTGGGCAGTCGCCCACGCATGTCGCGTCCTGGGGAAGACGTGCGTCAACTACTATCCACGCTACAAGGCGGACGGCAACGAGCTGCGGCCGCAGCAGACTCACTCGATGTCTCTAGGGGCGCATCTGCGCCCCCTCCCGGCCGGCCGCAGCGCGATCCTCTACCACCAAGCCAAAAAGGAGCTGGTGCGGGAGTTCGGCCCCGATGTCTACATGATGCCGAACGCGCTCAAGCTGCCCGAGACCGTGAGCGAGACGGCGGCCGAGCTGCTGGACAACGATACCGTCAGGGCTGTCATGCTATCGACAGCGATCCTGGTGCCCGCTTCGAGCGCCACCATCGCCGCTG